GGTTGTTTAACTGAAATTTCTAAAGCCATATTATTGTTCCTCCTCATGTTTTACTTCTTCTACTTTAGTTTCTTTTAATTCTTTAAGCTCTTTCTCCTTAGCTTCTAGCTCGTTAGTTAACTTATTGTAAGCAACTTTATAATGTGCTAATTGCATTGTTTTTTCGCTTAATTCTTGTGCGATTAAGTCGATTGGTTGTAATTGATTATCCATTTATTATTCCCTCCAGTTTGTTTTTTAATTTGTTATTTTCTTCTGATAATTCTTGTACCGCTTTGATTAGATAAGGTATAGTGTCATAGTAACTAATTCTTAAATAATCACTGTGTGATTGCTTAGAATCCATATCCTTAACAACAAGGCTTTCTTCTACTGATTGAACTTGTTGAGCTATTGCTCCGATTTTCTCGAATTTATTATCTTTCTTCCAGTTGAATTCAACCATTTCAATATTGTTAAGTGTGTCTAATGCTTTAACCTTTGTTGGTTTGATGTTGGTTTTTAATCGTTTATCAGAAGATGAACTTCTTACACTGTCAATTTGATTCCACCACATGACTGAAGTCGGTCCAACTTTACCGGTGGTAGCATATCCATATATATCTTGTCGACCCGTATCAATTCCGCCTGTTAAATACGCTCTTCTTTTTGCATACATATTCCCTGCGTTAGTCACATACCAAGCTCCTTCACCTGCTTTACTCCAGTCGTAACCCCAGTTAACCCAAAAAGCTGCCCCTCCGTCACCGTTTGTTCCGTCCGACATACCAACGTTAAAATGTGTCGTTCCTGTTATCCATTTACCATATCCAGCATAAGTGTTATTTCCTATATAGAAACTACCTATATTACCTGTATAAGCTTTCAACGTACCACTAATATCAACCTTATCAGCATTAATTTTCACTAATCCAGCATCTTGACCGTTACCGTCTTTTTCAACACTTAAATTAATAGCACTGATTATATTATCTTTCGATACTTTCAAATCAATTTGATCTTTAGTTTGATTTATCGAACTTTCAATCCTACTATTTTGTAAATACACATCCTCGGGAGCTGGGCTGTAGTTTTTTGGTAAACTATCACCTGCACACATGTAAGGTTGGGAAATGTCAATAATTCCACCTCTTACTATGTATATCCAAAAAGAACCATCAGATAAGAACATATCTTTATAAGCTGTAAATGTAAATTCACGTTCTACCCATTTACCCTTTTGAACGTTAGCAGTATCTAATCTATCATTCCATAAAATTTCACCTGTTAAATGATTTTTAATTTCAACATAAGCTCCTTGGTCTAGTTGTGCACCAATACCATTAATAAAGATAGGAACACGTATAGAATATTGTTCACCTTTACTTATGCTGTATTTAGATAAATTAAACCCTACACCATTCCAAATATTTCTATCAAAAACATAACTTACTAGTGACATATACGGCAATCCCTTATATTCTTGATTTACAATTCTAGTGATATCATTACCGAATATTTTATAATCTTTATCAGATATCATCCTACTACCAAGTATTAAGTTACGCTTTTCTTCGTTCGCTAATACCTGTTGTTTAACCTCACCTATCGTAGAGTCAAATCTATCAATCGTGCTTTCAAAAGTTTTGTATTTCTTAGTTATTTCTTTAATTTCCGTTGGGTCGGGTAGATTGTCAAGTCTAGCATTAGCAATAGTATTTGAGTCTTTGTAAGTGACTAATACGATAGCTTCAAGTGGTGTTCCGTTCTGTTCTCTATTGCCCCAGTCAAGATTAGCAATTCCTCCGTTATTATCAAAGTTAACATTCCAAAATCCGCTCCAGTCCGTTCTGTTACCACCTTTGTATTTAACCTGTGCATTAAATCCACTACTTACTTTTTGTCCGTCGTAAAATACATCTAAATAAGCTTTAACGTTGTTTGTTATGTTGTTGATATACGTTCCTTCAAAGCGTAAGTTAGCTGTTAAACTGTGTGCTTGTAAGTCTTCCTGTGCTACACTCCAAGGTTGAATCGTATCCCCTTGAATAACTCTAGCGTTAGTGATTTTTATTTTTGCATTAACATTGTCAGCTCTAAATCTAGCTCGTTTACAGTCTAACAAATCATTGTTCATTGTTAACGTTCTTACATACGTTCCTTTTGTAGGATTGATATCTTGGTCCATCCAAACACGGTACTGAATATCGTCGTGCCATTCAAAATTTAATTTATTGATTTTTTTGTTACTTCCATTAGGTAATACTTCATAATCAGCAATGAATGTGAATTTATCACCATTTTTAAAACCTAAATCTCTGAAGTTCTTATTGTTGACAAGCTTAAAAGCTTCTTGAACATCAAAATTATCATTTACAACTGTAAAAATCTTCTCATCAGCTGTTCCACTTAAATAGTTTCTAGCGTAAGACTTACCATCAGCACCATCTCTACCCCTTTCTCCGTCTTCCCCTTTCATCTTAAACCACTTATAAGCAGTCTTATCTGTTGGTTGTGTCGGAGATGTAGTCCTAGCAACTCCCATGTACTTTTTCGGTTCACGGCCGAAATTACTACCATCAGCATTATCTGAATAAACAATGTGTGTGTATTTATCATTTGTAATTGATGTTTGTTGTAAGTCAAACCATTCAAAATCACTTGCTACTGGTGTGCTTTCTTTAAATACATAACCGAAATAACGGTATTTATGGTACTGTGCTGGTTCGTTTACTGGATAATCGCTGTAACGTTTATCACCTTCGTAAATCGCGAACCAGTCAATCTGAATTCCTGTCCAGTCTTCATCTTCCGGAACTAAAATGAATTTAAACAGTACATCATCCACATCATTTGTAGTTGTGAATGTGATTGACTTAGTTTCCAGTCCTCTGAATTCTAACTGACCCCAGCTATACTCCTCATTAGTCTTGTTATTTCTAAAGTAAGCCCATAACTTATTACTATTTCCCTTAGCTCGTGCTGTCAACGTGTATTTAGTGTTAGGTTTGAAACTCAAGAACATATTAGCTTGCCATATATCGCTTATGTCATTGTCGTTAACGATATTTACACGTGGTCTATTCTTAGCGAACAACTTAGCGTCCTCATCTGGTTCAACAAGTGTGAAATCAAGTCCATTTAAGCTGTTTGAATAAGCTTTATACAACTTACCGTCTGACTTAATCTTAGTCCAACTATACTCACTAGCGTTAGTAGGTGCTTGCTGTTTGTCTCCTGTATATATTCCTATATACTTAAGCGTTGAGTTATCACTCATGTTTCTACCGTCTGGATAATCACTGTATTTTTTATGGATGTAGGAATTAGCACCTTTTAATTCAGCTTTTTTCTTCTCAAATACTTTTGAGCTTTCTTGTTGTGTAATTTGCCTTATCCCGTCAGCATCAATAGTTAAATCATTTACTAACTTTTTTACACCGTCTTTAGTCACAAACTCTTTTGAAATGTTCGACTTAATGCTATCTTTAAGTTTTGTGAAGATATTCTGTGTTGTGACTTCTCCATCTTCAAACTGTTGAGTGAATTTTTCATCACTTATAATTTGATTGATAAAAGCTTTGTCAATAAGTGCATTTTTGATATCAGCATAATTTAATTTTGCTTGAATTGCTTTTATCAATTCAGTTTCAGTTATTATAGTTTTTAGTCGTCCTATATCTCCCTCAACTGCATCAAGTATTTTAGCTTTAACGACATCAGGAATAGTTCCGTCAGCTTCAAATAAAGCTTTCTTGACTTCTAACGCTCCTTTTGATTTTTCCTCAAGTTCTACTAATTTATCTTCAATACCTTTCCTATCAAGTTTAAGTAGCTGTGCTAAATTCTTCTGAATTTTAAATGCATCAAGCATAGTTTCAGCTTTTTCTTCTATAGCATTGTCAACCATGGTTGCTAGTGTAGTACCTAAATTAGATTGAATCTTACCAAAACCAATAGTTTTCAGTTTTCTACCCATAGGAGAGTAGGTATATTTTGTGATTTTCTTCTTAACATCTAAGTTAAATTTTTCATGGAATATTGTTACTGTGTCAAATATTCCTACAGGTTCGTCTGGAGTACCTACTACATTTATTTCTATGCTTTCCTCAATCACATCACACAAGGTAGTTTTAAAGTAATTCTCACCGTATTTACGTAATGTAGCTTCATCAGTAACATCTTGATCGCTAACATCTAGATTTCCTTCATAGATATTCTTATACTTACCTATCAAAGGACTATCGACAGTCACAGCAATTACTTTATCCTTCTCACCCTCTTTTTGAGAATTGATAGTTTTTGTAAAGTGAATTCTTGTTCTTAAGTCTTTAATAGATTTTTTCTGTTGGTATGATTTTAGATTTTTTTTATACATGAATAAGGCTTCTTTAGTAGTTCCACCGTTACTCAATAATCTAATATCATACTTATCTCTGATTAAATCTCCACCCCATTGACCTATGATTGAGTGTTTATCTTTAAATAAAGCATTTGCTACTGTCACATTCTTTAAATTAAGGCTGTGAGTATTTGCTATATCAGAAGAAAATGTAAAATTGTGTTCACGAATTATACTGCTCACAAGACTTCTCATTACTCTGTCACCACTAGCATTATTCACACTCAATTCAGTTATTGAATAGTTATTTAAAAGTGTAGCTACTTGATTTGCATAAACGGTAATATAAGCGTGATGTTTTTCAACTTCAAAAATGATGAATTCCTGTTCACCGTGTAAGTCGTCAGCAAGTAACAGTGTTTCTTCTACCAACTCCTCCCACAACGGATTATTTGTAGGAAACTTGAAACTTAATTGATATTTGCTATTTCCTTCTTGTACTATTTCATCATTGTAAGCAAAATTAAGAGGGGTTTGCCCCTCTTTTATATAGATCATATTCTCCACCTCCAATTACCTTTTATTCTAATTCTAGACACATTCCCTCTAGTTGTTACACCTTGAATTCCTGGTTGTATTTCGAAGAATCCACCACGTTTTCTAATCGAATTTTTAAGTGTTTTATTTCTATCGTAAACATTTTGTTTTAAATGCCTACAATCAATGTAAGCTTTCAATTCTAATTTTAAATCCATGGATTGATTCCCGATGGTAAGTGTTACATCTCCATTTCCTTCAATCTCAATTATAGGTTCTGAAAAGATATCACCTACATTGGTTATACTACCGTTAGCTCCTAACGTAATTAATCCATCATCAGTAGTATATCTAAATGGATTGAACCTCAATTTAACATTCACCATCCATCTTGATTTCCCTTGTTTACTGTAAGTAATATCAATTAGATCAGCGTAGTATTTTGATAATTTTAAGTAATCAAACTCTATTTCATTATCAAAATCATTAAATAATTTACTCAATTCAACTACTTTTTCATAGTTAACAGCAGAGAATTTCAAGACACGTTCTTGAGGCTCGTATGCTCCATCATGAACCACATAAGTACCATTAGCACCGTATATTTTACTTTCTTCTGACACACGCTTTTTCGCTACTTGAATTTCTCCACCATCAACTAACACATAGTCTTTAGGAGGTAAAATTACATTGTTAATCTTAACCATTAAATCCCCTCCCTTCTAACAAATGTCATTTGTCTGTCATATGAATTTTTAGCCATTACTTCACCATCCAAATAAGTATTAAAATCTTTATTTGAAATATCTTTTAACAAGTCTTGAACAACTCCTAACGCTTTAATTACTTCGCTATCATCATCTCTTGTAGAAAAGTCGGCTTTATTCAAATTATCAATTTGTAAGTTTTTAGATACATTCGCACCTACTTCAAAGTCTGTCATTTCACTTGTGAAAGCTTTGTTAATATCTCCAGCCATCCCGCCAACTGTCTTCTTAACTGATTCAAACTTATCTGTAAGTCCTTCATCTAAACTTTCCATGATAGCAGTACCAGCAGGGATAAGTAATTTTCTATCGTATTCAATAGGACCTTTGTGGTCGCGAATCCAATCGGCTATACTTCCTACGAAACTTGTAATGCTTCCCCAAACTGATTTCAAACCATTTAAGAAACCTCTCATAATAGCACTACCAGCTTCCCAAAGGTTGATGTTCCTCAATGTGTTAAAAATATTTTTAACACTACTTACTAAATTTTGAACACCGTTTTTAAAGTTATTCCAAGCGTTTTGAGCAGCATTAACCAAACCTTGAATAATGCTAGTCACACTTGACTTAATAGAATTCCATGTGTTTACAGCAATGCTTTGAACGGAATTAATTAAGCTTGAAAAGAAAGACTTGAAACCTTCCCACAAAGCTTTTATTCCGTTAACTAATCCAGTTACAATTGAAGTGACAGCTGACTTAATAGCATTCCATATACTAGAAGCGGTTGTTGATAGAAAGTTCCAAATAGCAACTAATCCATTTTTTAAACCTTCCCAAGCATTCAATAATAAAGATACTAAAGTGGTTACTATCGCCATTACTACAGCTTTAATACCTTCCCATACCATTTGAATAGCATTTTTTATTGCATCCCAAATCAGTTGTAAGTCTTCTTGTAGTTTTGTAAAGTTCCCCGTCACCAAATCAATAACAATCAGAACAGCTCCCATCACAATTGCTTTGATGAATTCCCAAGCACCTTGAATTACCATTTTGACACCTTCCCAAACAGCGTTAAGTCCTTCTTTTAAAATGTTCCAAACGTTCATGAAAGCATCAATAAAAGGTTGAACAATAGCT